GCTCATGCTCGGCAGGCTGTGATAAGTGTCTGCCTCAGACATGAATTTCATGGAGGCTTTAACATTCATCGCATGAGCGGCATTAACCGCCCCGACGCGGGGAAGGATGCTGCGACCAAGGGTATAAACCAGATATTTATTGGCGGCGTGAATACCCTGGGTTTTCAGCAGATACGCATGACGACCTGTGAAAATTTCCCCCAGGTCGGTAGAGAGGGCTTTTACTTTGATTAAAACAGCTTGCCCCTGATTGTATTCATCACGGGTAAGCGGTCTCGGTCTTTCTTGAGGCACGATCGGGGTGAGGGGTTTATTCCAGGGGAACGCCCATACGTCGGGCGTTCCAGTGTGAGGATTAAAACGGCTGGTCAGCATTACAGACCATCTTTGATATCAGTGATCAGATAGCGAGCATTAATGCCGGCCAGAATGATCAACGCTATCGAGAGAATTATCATTTGTCCCCTCGATAATGTTTGGCTGTCATCTCAGCAATTTCTTTGCAGTACACGCAAAGCTCAACGCCTGGCAGAGTTGCGCGACGCTCTTCGGGAATAGGACGATCACACTCAATGCAGAACATCGCTGAAACGCCTGCAACAGATGCGCGGGCAGCTTGAATTTGAGACGCGAGAATCAGGTCAGCACGTTCTTGAGCGGCGTCGATTACATCGGCCATCAGTGAAAATCTCCGGCTTCATTTTGAATGCGCGTAGCTTCATCACGCAAAGCTTCGGCGGCTTCGATGCCGGTCATTTCCTTTTTGGTGATGAAACTTGCAATAGCCTCAAGACGGGAAGCAAATACTGCAGCACGATTGGCGCGCTCTTCGTTACGCACGGAGTTCAGCATCAGTGTGAGTTTAGCGGTGTAATCACCTTCAGCTGCTGACGCCATATCGAAACCGGTAACCGGTAAACCGGCAAAGCCGTGACGAGATTTATTGATGATGTTGTTCATAGTGTTTTCCTGTTTTTTAGGCAAAAGAATGCCCGGCGAGTAGACGCCTATTAATTTTGTTGTGGGTTAGTGTTTAATATTTATTTTGCAGTCGTCTTCGCTGATAAATTTAGGCAGTGATTCAGTTAATCCCAATAAAGAATTCAATGCTGCAACCACTTGATGCCTTTCTGTTGGCGTTAACTCTGCATACTTCATATCAACATGTCGCTGTTTTAAACCAGCATGAAAGCAGATTGTTTTGCGCATATGCAGCGGCTGAGTATCAAATGTCTCCTGCGCTACATTCTTTTTGTGTTCCAGCATCTGTTTAATTTTTGACAGATGTTTTTTGCCAATTTGAATATGTTCTTCATTGACCAAAAACATAATCACCTCAACTAAATAAACGTTTTAAGACAGTGTTTCTTTTCTTCTGAGCCTGGCAAACGGGATGCTTTTTGATTACTGGATTCCAGATATTCCCATCAGGTATTTCCAGCCAGCCATGACTAAAATGTCGGGAAGGACTCTGTTGTTTCAGAAGTGGTGCGATTGAAATAGGCATGGTCACAGCAGTCCGTTAGTCGCCACGTTCGCGATAGCGCCCACAGCAGACGCCAGTGCCGGTGATGCATGTACACGGCCTTGTACAACAAGACCGATCAGGGATAAATGCCGGATACCAGCGTTCACGCCTGCCAGAAGTGACATTTTTCTTTGTGAGCTGACAGTTCTGCCCATTACCGCATCTGCAGCGATTGAACCAACGGCAGCAGTCGCTTGCAGAGCATAGGTTGAAAGATTAGATGTAGCGATTTCATTGACGGGTACTGAGGGTAGGCAGTTAATTTGTGCCAGCATACCGTCGAGTAGGGCAGCATCTTCAGTGAGATCAGTGATTAACAAAAGCTCTTCACATGTAAGTTTATGAGGTTGTTCCGGATTAAATTTATTGCGCAGAATTTGGGGCTTAGTGCCCATCTGCGCCGCAAGTTCGGTGAGATTATGACGATTCACAAAAGCCTTGCATGCATCGTCAAAGTGATAGTGTTTGGAAACACGATAATCAAACATTGTTAGTCCCAACTTGTTTGAATATTCTGATTCAAGGCTTTATGTAGCGGCACTTGATGGCTTGCTGACGATTCTTCTGACGCCACGCTTCGAGGTTGATCAGTGCATTACCATGACGTTCCATGACAAAAGTTTGCATTTGACCTGTTTTTCGGTTTTTACGTTGTTGCGTGATTGTGGTTGTCGGCGTTGGCGCAAGCAGGACGACGCCATTGGCGATCCACTTTTCGAGCACTGCAGAGCTGATGCCGTTGATTGCAGCAAAATCTTTCTTAGAAATTGTCGGGGAGTTAGCGAGGGTGGTCAGTTGCAAACTAATTGAGTTCACAATAGTTGCAGACAGTGCTGACTCTAACGCTGGAAGAAGCTGTGTAACTACTGAGTTTAACAGTTCCTTAGAAACGAGTGCCTTATCAACAGACGCTTGAATTGCATTCTGGTCAGACATAAAGCAAAATCTCCTTTTAAGCAGTTTGAGTTCTACTGTGTAACATGTGGTGTGTTTTCACATTAGATCACAGATGTGCTCATGTAAATCACTTTCGTGCTCACTTGGTGAATCTATGCCTGAAACTAAAGACAACGCTGTGCATATCGTTGAACGTCTTTCCTCGTCCTACGGGGTATCATCACAACGTGCTTTAGCCAGTTGCCTAGATGTCCCGTCAAATAATGTCAGCGCTTGGGTACAGCGTAAAAGTGTCCCGGGTAACGCGATTATCAAATGTGCATTGGACACAGGGGCAGATCTTAAATGGTTGGTCACAGGTGAGTTTGCTTTTTCAAAAAAACAACACCATAAAATCACAAATGGAGTCACTTCATCTTCTGGGCATCTTCTTCTACAGAAAATGCTTTTGTCTGGCGGGCGAGCGGTCTTGAACAGAATCATTGAAGCCTATGGTTTCAAGACGCAAAAAGAGCTTGGCGAGCATTTGAATATTTCATCAGGTACGATCAGTACCTGGGTAAGAAGAGAATATTTCCCTGGGGACGTAGTCATTACCTGCGCATTAGATACCGGTGCATCACTTGAATGGTTGGCTACTGGGGAAATAACAACCTCTTTGCATCAGGAATTAGGAGTTCCAAAAATACCCGTTATTACTAAGAAAATACTGCTGGCTGGAAAACTGGATGATGATGGTTTTTGCTACATTGATCAGTCATTTGTTCCTGATGGCGTCAACCTTAAAAACTTGAGTTTCGTGCGTAGTGGCAAATCATCTTGGCTAATAGAAATGGGAGTCAATGAGCTATCAAATGGATCATGGCTATTGGATATTGATGGCACCTTAGACGTGTATGCAGTTTCTAAACGTCCAGGTAATAAGTTGCGTGTCATTGGCCAAGACGGTGAATTTGAGTGTTTGACAAATGAAGTGGTAGCGAAAGGATTAGTTGTGGTTATATTGAAAAATTCAACATAAAGAGCTCTTATTTATATTTACGTGTTAAAAAAAGTGAATGTTTACTCCTTATTTAACCAGGAAATAGTGAGGGTAACTTAATAATCCTTATAGTTAGTGAAATATAATTAATGAGATTTTATTTTCAGTCATATCCAACGTCCCATCAATTCAGTCTTAAATTAATGGGTTTTTATATATAACTCTATCATCTTTATATAAATCATTCGATTCCCTACCACGTCATACTCGTAACTATGTTCTAGAAATGCTAGTTAAGGATGGTAAGTAGTGTATGACATGGTAGTTTGGATGTCTTTGGCATGGGACTATTAGAGATAGAAAGCACTTTACATATTAAGATGTAACCTCAGAAATATTATAAAAACGACGAAGTATTTTTTCATAAACGTACAGACCAGGTAAAATCTTAACAATCAGATCATGCAGTTAATAGCATGATCTGAGAAAATTGTCATTTACATATTTGATGCATTAACCTTTCAAGCGTCTTTTAGACTCCATCAACTGTTGTTGTTTAACCGATAACTCAAGCATTGAGTCAATCCGTTGTTTATCTTTATAATCAACTGGGAACATATAAACATGCTGAATAATCATTTCCTTCAAGATTCGTATACAAACGGGATTCCCCTGAAGTTTACCAACAGTATACGAAATGGAATCTATATCCATTTTTCTCTTGAATTGAAGTTGGATTGCCTGCTTCAATAAAACCTCTGCAGGTGTGGGTTCCTTACCCCCAATTTCATCATAAATTTCCGATGCCTCTTTAGATCCTATTGAAGAAGCAATTTTTCTTATAACGCCATTAATGACGCCATATGTCATTTGTAAAAAGAATTTTGTGGCTTCCTTTTTTATTTGCTCATTAGTAAAGTTTGGATTTTGACTAAGAGTTAACTCAACTAATTTAACAACTTCATGTTTAGCTATGTCTGAAAGGCAAATAAAATAGTTCAAGAAACGTAACCCAGTCTCAGAACCATTTACTGTTAAATGAAGAAGAGCTTCTCTTGTTAATGTAGCATGTCTATTCCTAACGATCTGGCCTGCTATCTCCATGCCTTTGAAGGTTTTATTGATCTTGGCAAAAAAGTCATTTTCTTCAAATTCATCTAAATCGTTTGCTTTACGTTCTATATCATCAAGTAACACATGATGTATTTTCCTTTCATGTCTTACTTCCCTTTGCTCCATTATCAAATCAGGAATTTGAGCTATAAAAGCACTTAAGAATGTTAACTGTGATGTGGATAGTGCAGCTGGTTTTTGGTCATCAAATAAACAAGATAGTGATGATTGGATTGACTCCAGAACCCATTTGTCTTTGGTGTGATGAGTAACAAATACTAATATATTTGCATAATCTTCTCTGTGAAGATTATTTAATATAACTTTAGTATTTTCACAAACATCAGCATCTGTAGTATAAGATTCTGCAATCTTTTTGGCGGCAAAAAAATAGAATAGATATGGGTATTTAAATTCTGTTTTATCGTTTTTAAGTGTTAAAATAGCGTTGGATCGTAATCTTTCTATCACCGTTTCTTCATCTACACCTAAATATACTTTTTTATAATTGGCAAAAAATTCATTTAGCTCATAAGAATTGAGGCCGCTTTGTTTCAAATGAATAGCCCAAGCAAGTTCTGTTAATACATTTAGGTAGCGATCAACTTCATTTTTAGGGATTCCTGAGTTATCAAATGCTTGATAAACAAGTTGCTGATAACAATGTCCATATGATGTCAATTCAAGATTTTGCTGAGTATAGGCCTCAAACATTTGTAATAAAATGAGAACGTAAATAGGTTTGGGAGGAACTATATTCTTCCTAATGATAGCATCTAAACGTGAGTTAAAATCATCACACTCCTCAAACAAAACCTCCTCAGAGATAGACTCCTCAACTCCCAAAGCAACCCACTTTTCAACTACCTCAGCTCTCTTTTGATGTCCAAACCCACGAAGTTCAAATTGCTTAAAGTTATTAAGCTCGGGTATTTCAGCTGTGACTAGACTAAAAGATGAGTTACAGGTCGCAATGATATAATCGAAACGCTGGGCTAAAGAAGAAAGGAATAATGCTCGAAATTTATTGTTTAGACCAATTTGGTCTAAATCATCTATTAAAATAGCAGTTTTATTTCTGACTCCATACTCATCAAATGCAGCGTTAGTATACTGTTCAATTAATGCAGAATCAAAGCATATAGAAAGCGTTGAACTCTTGATTTCTCTTGCATCAAAATATACTGGTTGGATTTCCATTTTTAATAAATTTTTGTAGGTCTGTTTCAGTAAAGTGGTTTTTCCTTGCTGCTCCTCTCCAGATATTAAATATAGCCCTTCCTCTTCAAAAACAAGGTTAGAACTAAAAACTTTGGCAGTGGTTATTTTTTCATTTTTATCTGAGTAGTCAAGTGGGTGCAT